CTTACAATGTCGCCGAATGCGCCGGTGATGGGTAGACTGCCGAAACTGCCCAAGGCGCTGGTTAATCCTGCTGCTGGCCCTAGTGCTGCTCCAAGTCCAGAGATAAGGCCGGCTCCAGGCAGAAGCCCAGCACCGGCTATACTCATTACCGCACTGAGTGGGCCTCCACAACTCACATTATGTTCCTATGATCACATCAGAACTGCCTGTGGCCACGAAAGTACATCCTGCTAGATATGATCCAACAAAAGCGGCCGGGCGACCATTGATCAACACAGACGTTGATCCTATCACTATGGGTGCTAAGTGTGTGAAACATTTTCTGGCAGGAACTTTGTGCGGAGTAGACACATCACCTACTCTGGCAGCACCGCGGCCATTGATCAGCACATCAGAGGAAGCTGTGGCAATCACATAAGGACTACAGTGCGGTACTCCTAAATCACCTCGTCTTGCTGCTGCGGGCATGTTCTATCTCCATCAATTTCTGGAACTTGAGCTGCCACGAATCAATTTCTTCGTGTTCAGCCCGAGTATGCGGGCCAGGCGGAATTTCGGGACGGAACTCTATCACGTGATCAAACTCTGCGGGTATGTGCTCGTAACTGTCAAATTCATGCAGCACACCCGAGATCATGACCACGAAACGATGTGGCATGCTAGCCAGTGATGATCTGCTTGCGTACCGGGGCGATGCCCGTGGTGGCCTGGATCCAACTGTCTCGCACATCCTGTCGTGTTTCTGCTATCATGGCCCAACTAGCATTATTTAGCCTTACATTTTGACCAAGATCTGCAGAAAACAATCCCGGCATCATCTGTAGTCCTTGCTGGCTGATCACTGTGAGTATGGGATGTTCGATGATCATGTGATCTGGTGCGATCTCTACTACTCGGGCGATGAGTTCTTCGCCGGTGTTGAGTTTGAATGTGTATATGTTGTTTGTTTCCAGTTTCATAGGCTTTGGTCCGCAAGTGAGTTACGCAGTTCGATTTCAGACAGGATGTCTTCTGCAGTCATCTTACTTAAACCTGCCCATCCACCTTCCACAAATATCTTGCCGTCCATGAATATTTGCGGCATGGTACGCAGCCCTTGATTGATGATGAATTCACGTGCTTCGTCGTCTTGTTCGATGTTGATCTCGCGGAAGTTGATGTTTTTTGATTTTAGATAGTTTTTTGTCTGATCACAATGAGAGCAAAGATTTTTTGAATACACAGTAAGCATTACAGTGAAAGTCCTTTTAATGTATCGTCATCGATATCTTGTATTGTACCACCTATAATATAACTACTCAATTCCACTTCTTGTGGTGCCACCTGCACGTCGGCACCTGCAATCCATTTGGCAGTCCAAGGCAAAGGATTGGATCCACCTTTGAAACTGGTGGGCAGACCAATAGCAGTCATCCGCTTGTGTGCGATCCAGTCCACGTAGTCCGAAAGCAGTTGCTGATTGAGACCGATCATTGATCCGTCACGGAATAGATACTCGGCCCAGGCTTTTTCTTGTTCTACCGCAGACTCAAACATCTCAACCATCTCGGCCTGTGTTTCTGTTTTTATCTGGGCATAGTCTGCATCATCACCGGGCAGGAGTTTCAGCATCTGCTGGGTGAATGCCAGATGCACATTTTCGTCTCGAGCGATAAACTTGATGATCTTGGCATTGCCTTCCATCTTCTTGAGTTCAGCGAATGCCCAGGAACAGGCGAATGATACATAGAACCTGATGCCTTCCAACACGTTGACTGATGCCAAGGCTAACCACAATTTTTTCTTCAGATCGTATTCTGTGATGTCTCGGGTTTCGCCGTTGATCACATGACGACCCGGACCCAGCATCTGATAGGCCGTGCTGTACTCCACAAGGTCATCGTAGTAGCGTGTGATGTCATTGGCACACAGGATGATCTCTTCGATGTCCAGCATCTCATCAAACACGCGACCAGGATCGCTGAAGATGTTGCGGATGATGTGTGTGTAACTGCGACTGTGAATGGTCTCAGAGAATGTCCAAGTGGCGATGAATGTTTCCACTTCGGGCAAGGTGGTGATGGGCAGGAATCCCAGGCTGGGACTGCGACCTTGCACCGAATCCAACAGGATCTGGCGTTTGAGATTGGCAGTGAATATGTGCTGTTCCCAGGGTGTGAGATCTTTGTAGTCCTTGGCATCACGCAACACATCTACTTCCTCAGGACGCCAGAAGAATCCCAGCTGCTTGTCAGTGAGTTTGTCAAATTGCCGATACTTCAGTGTGTCGTATCTCTGCATGCCCACTCCGCCTAGGGGATCCAGGAAGGCCAGGCTGGTGGTGTGATCTCTATTTTTTCTTAGGTTTAAAACGCTCATGTCAGTCTCGGTTAGATTGTACAGGCTTCACAGGCATCGTCGGCCTGTGCCACAACGTCGGGTGCGGTAATTGTTACGGATTTGTTCATGCGATCCACATCAATCTCACCAGACCCGTCATAGGTGTTGAAATAATAGAGTTGCTTTCCGCCGTACTTGTAGAACATGATCAAATGTTTGAGCATATCACTCATGGGTATCTTCTCATCTTCGTAGTGTTGAGGATTGTATGATGTGTTCACCGAGATACCCTGATCGATGTATTTCTGCAGCACGGCCATGATTTTTAAATAGCCTTCGGGGCTCTTCTGATCCCACAGCAGTTCGTATTTGTTTTTGAGTCTACGATACTCAGGTACCACCTGCCGCAGCACACCGTCTTTGCTCTGCTTGATGCTGACATAGTTGCGTGGAGGTTCCACTCCGTTGGTGGCATTGCTTATCTGTGCCGATGTTTCTGCCGGCATGAGAGCCATCAAGGTGGAGTTGCGTATGCCGTGTTCACGCAAGGCCACACGCAGGCCCGCCCAGTCCACAAGATCTTGATGCGGCACTAATTCATCCACTTCTCGTTTGTAGGTGTCCACAGGCAGAATGCCTTGATGATAGCGTGTTTCGTTGCTCTTGGGGCAGGCTCCTGATTCACGAGCCAGATCCACTGATGCACGGATCAAGTAGTAGGACCAATGTTGTGCCCAACGATCCACTACCGCCAAGGCTCGCGGATCACTATAGGAAAGATCGTTCTTGGCCAACCAATAGGCCAAGTTAATGATGCCTACCCCCAAGGGTCGACGATTTTCTGTGGCGATCTGGGCGGCCAAGATGGGATAGTTCTGATAGGTCAACAGAGCATCCAGACCACGCACGGCCAAGGTGCAGGCACGTTCCATGTCTTGAGGTTCACGAAACACACCCCAGTTGATAGCACTCAGCGTACACAGAGCGATTTCTCCCTCGGGATCATTGATATCTGTGAGAGGTTTTGTGGGCAGATTGATTTCGCAGCAGAGATTGCTCTGCCGAATAGGAGCCAACTCAGGTACAAAGGCACCGTGTGAGTTGGCATGATCCACGTTCATGAGATAGATACGGCCAGTGTCCTTGCGTTCCTGCATGAATGCAGAAAATAGTTCCACGGCCTTGATCTTCTTTTTGCGTAGTTTGGTGTTGCGTTCCGCAGTTTCATACAGTTCACGGAAACGATCTACATCCACGTAAAAAGCATCTCTCAGTTCAGGCACATCATGCGGTGAGAACAGGGTGATATCTCCATTGTTCAGCAATCGTTCATACATGACTTTGTTGAACTGCACACCATAGTCCATGTGCCGCACACGATTATCGTCAGTGCCTTTGTTGTTTTTCAGCACCAAGAGATCTTCCACTTCCAGGTGCCAGATGGGATAGTATAGTGTGGCAGCACCGTTACGCACACCGCCTTGGCTGCATGAACGAGTGGCTGCTTGAAACAGTTTGTAGAAGGGAATCACTCCGGTGTGATAGGCATCGCCGTTGCGTATGGGTGAGCCAAGAGCACGAATCCTGCTGGCACCAATGCCGATACCGGCTTTCTGGCTCACATACTTCACGATAGAACTGGCAGTGGCATTGATGGAATCTAGACTGTCATCAGTTTCGATCAACACACAGGACGAAAACTGCCGCATGGGTGTGCGTACCCCAGCCATCACCGGAGTGGGCAGGCTGATCTGATGTGTGGATATGGCATCATAATAATCACGCACCCACATCAAGCGTGTGTCTCGAGGGTAAGCGGCGAAAAGAGTGGCAGCAATCAAAGCATAGGCCACCTGCGGAGTTTCGTAGATATCCTTGGTCACACGATTCTGCACTAGATATTTGCCCCGGAACTGCTCCATGGCCGCATAGGTCAGTTCTTCGTCGCGGTCATGGCGGATGAATGAATTGATGCGATCCCATTCTTCTTCAGAATAGGTTGTGAGCAGTTCCTCATCATAGAAACCAGCTTGCACATTTTGCCGCACCAGAGCCATCACGTGCCAAGGCTCAAATTGTCCATAAACTTGCTTACGCAAATGATAGCAGATCAATCTGCCAGCCACGTATTGATAGTTGGGAGTCTCTTCAGAGATCAAGTCTGCAGCAGACTTGATCAGGGTTTCTTGTATGTCTGCTGTTTTGATTCCGTTGTAGAACTGTATATGACTTTTGATTTCTACTTCACTGGCACTTACACCTGTCACACCTTCTGTGGCCCAAAAAACCACGCGGTGTAGTTTTTCTATGTCCAATGATTCTTTGTCGCCGTTTCTTTTTTGTACTTGTATCTGTGTCATCTATCTATCCGTCAAATGATGTATTGCACGGCGGTCTAGCCGTTGATTGATCGTGAACTGTTTTGATGGGATATTTAACTGATCACTGGTACGCCAATTCAATATATATTTTCCCTGATTCACCAGGACTAAATTGCCTTGGTCAGTGTCTACTAATTCCACTGCAGTGACATCATCACGATCGAGCATGCTTACAGTATACACGATTCCCAGGGCACAAGCAAGATCACAGTAGATATTATCACTCAAAAGTTCCCAGGGTGTGGGCCAATGATTTCTATCATCCCAGTGTAGATAATATGGTTGCCAAGGGGTTTGCTGCCACCAGGCATCAATATCAGCCAAGGCCTGTGCCAGAGATAATTGGATGCAGCGATCGCGGAGATCAACCCAGGCTTGAAGCCTTGCGGAATAATCCTGGGGCCACATCAGGCTAGATGTGATAGAGAATAGGTCAATGTTCCGGCAGAACCGGTGTTGGTGGTGGTGTATATCACTGTGACCGTGGTGCCCG